CATATCCGATTTTTATTGGACATTTTTTGCTATTAACGATTTTCTTCATGATGGAATGAGAGCATGGCCAATGAGTCAAGAAGATTTAGATGCATATCTCAATAAAGAATATGAAGGATATGTTATTGAAACACATCCAGAAATAGTTAGAACTGGCGATAATATTATAACAGATTTTAAAAATAGTATTGCTGGTCGATTTAAACTTGGAGAAGAAATACGAGGAGCAACTTCTGGTGCAACTGGTACACTGACTAAAAAGAATATTGATATGAATCAATTAATTATTCAAAACGTTACTGGTGCATTTATTGGAGATCCGGATGCAATACCTAATACAACTGAATTAATTGTTGGACAAACATCTGAGGACAGTGTCTCTACATATCAAGTATGGAAATTTGCAGATGCTCCTTATTATTACTATGATGAAAATGATGGAGATAAAAAACCAGTATCAAGTGCATCGCATTTCTCTGATGATTCAACTGGTGGAGTAGCAAGAAGTGACCTCGCATATCAAACATATCGTGATCATGAATTCCATTTAAATGAAGAAAGATCTAAAATACGATATGTTGATCCTAATTATATCGCACAATTTGTAGATAATTTTAAAAGTGCAATAAATGAGTAACTATAATTTACACACACCAAATACTTCTAAAGCGACTGTTTATAAACTAAATGCAGTTGATTTATATACTAATTTAAATAGTGAATCACAATATATACAATTAAGAAATAGTGTTACAAATATTGTAATTAAAGAAAGTTTATTTACTAATGGAATTACAGCGGATATTGGAATCAGCGATGGCCAAAGTATTTTAGAAGCATTTAAGTTAGGTGGAAATGAAAAAATAATATTGCATATTTCTAGAAGTGAAGTCACTGGAGAAACAAAAGAATATAAAATTACGTTATATGTCGCCGAAATTAATAACTATTCAAGAACTAAAATTGGTGTACAAAATTATAATTTAAAATGTGTTTCCGAATATTTATATGCAAATCAATTAATTACCCTTACTCGTTCCTTTGAAGGTTCTTATGGTAATATTATAAAAGATATATGTAAAACAAATCTTAAAATATCAAACAAGAAATTAGACATTAGTACTTCTACTGGAGTTGCAAAAGGAATCTTTCCAAGAATTAAACCACTTAGTGCAATACAATGGTTATTACAAAATTGTGTAGATGATGGTACTCCTTTCTTTTTTTATGAAACAATACAGGGTAAAGTAAAATTAAAATCATATAAAGAATTATTAGATCAAGGTGTATATGCAAAATATAACAATCATCCATTTACTAAAAAGAGTTTAGCAAAAACAGATAAACCAGTAGATGCTTTTAATGAAGAGCTTAGAAAAATACGGAGTTTATCTTCAGATTTAAATATATCAAAATACAAATCAGCATCTGAAGGTGTATTTGGTTCTCAATCATTAAATATTGATATTGCAACAAAAACAAAGCCAACTGTTGAGTATACATTTATTGATGAAGAAAAGAAAAAATTAAATCCATTTAAATCATTTTCAAATAATTTAAAATTTTTAGATCGCCCTATTACAGATCATAAAAAAGGAAAAAATTATTTTATTTCTAAAAATAGTTTAGCTTATGGAGATAGTCTAAAAAATTATCATAATGATTTTGGTCAAAATAACTTAGAGTCATCAAGTAGATTATATAATTTAAATGCATTAACTAAAGATATTACGGTTGCAGGAGATTTTGATTTAGAATTAGGATCAATTATAGATTTATATATTATAAGAGCTGGTGCACAAGGTAAAGAAATACCAAAAGACTTATATCTATCTGGTAATTATTTAGTCACAGGAAAGATTCATACATTTACAAAAGAAGGTTATTTTATTAAATTAAAAATTAAAAAAGATTCTTTTATTGAAAGTGCAGATGATATATTAAAAATAACAAGGAATAATAATGAGAGCTGATATGTATATAGGCGGTGAATTTGTTTGGTTTACAGGACAAATTGAAGATATTAATGATCCTAAAAAAATAAATCGCGTAAAGGTACGATGCTTTGGATTTTATGATGATTCTGTTAGTGTTGATAACTTACCTTGGGCCACTGTTATTATGCCAACAACATCTGCATCATACAAAGGTGTAGGATCAAATCATGAATTAGTGGTAGGTTCGTGGGTTGTTGGATTTTTTAGAGATGGGCCAAGTGCACAGGATCCTATTATTATAGGTTCAATTGCAACACAAACAGAAGGTATTACAGATATACCTACAGAGACACAAGATAATTATCCTACAAATAAAGTACATAAAACAGAGGGTGGTCATATTATTGAATATGATAATACTGATGGTGCAAAGAGAATTAATATTCAACATGCCTCTGGTACAACAATTAATATTAACAATGATGGAACAGTAGAGATTAATGCAATAAATGATATTGTCAATATTGATGGTAATACAACAATCACTGGTACATTACATGTTACTGGTGCACAAACAAATGATAGTACAATCATTGCTCAAGATAGTATTACAGGTAAAAATGTAACTCTTGATACTCACTTACATACAGGTTCACCAACCGCTGCATCAGGTCCCGTATCAGATACTGGAACACCTAAAAGCGGTACATAAAGTATATAAATAGTTATATGGCAAGTTTAATTCAATCAGATAAATCAATTACAGGTGATATATCCAAGGCAAAGGTTGTTTCAAAAAAGAAGCCTTGGAGAGATTTAGATTTATCATTAAAAATACATCCAATACGAAAGGATATTATACCTTTAAAAGATGATGTAGCAATTAAGAATGCTGTAAAGAATTTATTAATAAGTAATTTTTATGATCGTCCATTTGCTCCAGATAAGGGTGCAAACTTAAAAGGTTTACTTTTTGAACCAAATGATCCAATTACACGAATTTCTATGAGAGAACAAATTCGTGCAGTGATAAAAAAATATGAACCTCGTGTTGCTGTTCAAAAAATTGATATTAGCGATACAAATAATGAAAATGGTTATAGAATTGTAGTATCATTTCGTATAAAAGAATATGATTCAAATGAATCAGTTGAAATAATATTAAGAAGGTTAAGATAAAAAATGGCAAGTAATTTAAAAGTAACAGAATTAGATTTTGCAGATATAAAACAAAATTTAAAAAATTATCTCAGACAACAATCACAGTTTAATGACTATGACTTTGAAGGTTCAGGATTAAGTGTTTTATTAGATGTATTAGCTTATAATACTCATTATAATGCAATGAATGCTCACTATTCATTAAATGAATCATTCCTTGACTCAGCTCAAATTAGAGGTAATGTAGTCACAAGAGCAAAACTTCTTGGATATGTTCCTAGATCAGTACTTTCACCAAGAGCACAAGTTAATTTAGTTGTTGATGTATCTGCTGAGGTTGGAGTAAAACCTTCAGTGCTTTCTTTACCAAGAGGAACGAAACTCAATACAATTGTTGAAGGAGAAGAGTTTCAATATGTGGTGTTAGAAACACAACAAGCAAATTTGGTAGGTAATACATATACTTTCTCAAATGTAGTAATTTCAGAAGGTACTATAAGAACACTTAAATATCGAGTTGATAATGATATTGAGAATCAGAAATTTCAACTCTCAGATTTTAATGCTGATTCTTCAACTTTACGTGTACGCGTACAAGAAAATGAAGAATCAACAGGATTCGATATATACACTAAATTCGAATCTCTTAAAAATGTAGACTCAGCAAGTAAAGTATATTACTTACAAGAAAATGCATCGGGATATTATGAGGTATTTTTTGGAGATGGAGTCACAGGATTTAAACCATCTAATAATAATATTGTAACTATTGATTATGTAATTACTGAAGGAGATGAAAGTAATGGTGCTAACACATTCAGTATGGTTGACAACATCGGTGGATATTCAAATATTACTGTTACTACAGCAGTAAAAGCAGCAGGTGGAGCAGAACAGGAAACATTGGAATCAATACGATTCAACGCACCACTCACATTTACAACTCAAAACAGAGCTGTCACATCAGAAGATTATGCAGCAATTATTAAAAAGGAATTTAGTAATATTGATTCAATATCAACATGGGGTGGAGAAGACAATGATCCACCAGATTATGGCAGAGTCTATATTGCAATTAAACCGCTATTATCAGAAACATTAACTACAGCTGAAAAAACAGATATCACTGGTGCTATCCTAAAAGGAAAGAATGTGGTTTCAATTACACCACAGATTGTTGATCCAAACTTTACATATTTAGAATTAGATACATTCTTTAAATATAATCCAAACTTAACAGATAGAAGTTCCGTTGAATTACAATCAGTAGTA